TTTAAGTTTTTATTTATATTGTATTCCACAATCCTGTTTCACTATCCCAATTTGTTGAGTTGGTATTCCATAGTTGACCACCACTCCCACTACTCGGAGTTATACTTGGAGTTGGTGTATTAGTAGGAGTCTGAGTTGGAGTATCAGTTATTGTTGGAGTTATTGTCGATGTAATAGTTGGTGTTATTGTAGGAGTTACCGTTGGTGTTTGTGTTGGGGTTTCAGTTACGGTTGGAGTTGGTGTCTCACTACTTGTTGGAGTTTGTGTTGGAGTTTCTGTTACCGTTGGTGTTGGTGTCTCTGTTGGTGTTTCTGTAACCGTAGGAGTTATCGTTGATGTAACCGTTGGGGTAGGAGTTGGTGTCTCACTACTTGTTGGAGTTATCGTTGTTGTTACAGTTGGAGTAATTGTAGTTGTTGGAGTAGGTGTTGGTGTTTCAAATGAATCAAATGCAGCATCACATCTATTAAGAGGTATTATTACCTCAATATTCAATAGACCTGACCATCCACCACATAAGTCTGTATACTTCTCAATGAATGGATTACAAGTTACTGGTGTTTGTAGAAAGTATTCTTTGTTAAAGTTTCCAAGACTATCCGTTACAGATAATCTAAACTGACTTATAACATCATCTAATATCTGATTCGTATCTGACAACACGTCAGTCTGATTTGATAGGTCTCTCTCAATAATATCTAAGATAATAACATTGAATTGATAAACCATATGTGTAAGTCTCTGTTCCACATTTGCAGGAACAACATACATCAATGGAAATACTGGTGCTTGGAAGTTTGCATTGTCTTCCTTCATTCTTGACTCGGTCCAAAAGGATAAGTCTTCAAGTGCTCCAAAACCAAATGAATTGATTTGTTTGTGATGGTCTGCTAACAATCTAAAATCATCATGGAAGGTCTTAAAGTTAATTCCTTCTAAATGTAAGATTGGTGTTCCTGTAAATGGAAGGTATGCTGCAGAACATCTATCTAATGGCGTTATTGTTTTGAGTTGTAGTAATCCGTTCCAACCATTTGTTAAGTCATGATACTTCTCAAGGAATGGGGTGCAGATAACCGTATTGTCTAAGAAATACTTGTCATAGTAATTACCAAAATATGCTGTATTGGAATATCTAAATTGAGATATAACATCATTAAGCATTTGAAGAGTATCTGATACTGTATCAACTTGGTTCTCCAAATCTCTTTCCACAACATCCATGATGATTGAATTAAATTCCCATGTCTTGTAATTCAAGTCGTGTGTTACCTTTGAAGGAACAACATATAACAACGGATATATTGGAGGATTGAATGTGGTGTTATCTTCTTTATCTCTTGATGTGGTCCAATAAGATAGTGTATCAATATCACCTAAACCAAATGAATTGATTTGTTTGTGAGCATTGGCTAAGGTTTCAAAGTCATCAGCAATCGTTTTAAAGTTAACCCCAAATGAAGGTAATGGTTCTGGTGATGGTGTTGGTGGTATTGGTGTTGATGTTTGTGTTGGAGTAGGTGTGGGAGTTACAGATGTTGATGTAACCGTTGGAGTGATTGTTGGTGTCGGAGTATTTGTAGGAGTCTCTGTTGGGGTTGCAGTATTGGTTGGTGTTACAGTAGGAGTCTGTGTGTTTGTAGGGGTTGGTGTTGGAGTAACTAATACTGATGATGCTGTTGGGGTTGGTGTAACACAAGGATTGGTATATTTGTTTGAAAGATACGTAAACATATCCCCCATCTCACTATCACTTATCGGTCTTGAATAAAAGAATTGTTCTGCGATTGCACCACCAACTTGATACCCTTGAAGAATACCTTGATTGTTAAGTGGTGCTGCTGGTTGTGTTACACCGAATTGTAATGTTTGTTCTGTCATCACACCATCTAACCAAAGTTGTGCAACCAAGTTTCCATTTACAGGATTCCATGATAATCTATATGCGGCATTATACCACTGGTTTTGTAATAGTTGTATTTCGGGAACACCACCACCTCCTATTCCTGATTGAAAGAAGAACGAGGCGGATAATTTCATAGCACCAACAACAGCAAAATCAAACCATCTTATCGTTGTGGTTGTTCCATTATAAAGTGGATTAAAGAAATCTGATGTGACTAATCTGTTACTACCTGTATTACCTGTTATATTAAATCTCGAAAATATTGTAAATTCATAGGTAGAAGGATAATCACCATTAAGTGTTGTTAGTGATGAGTTGAAATTACTACTATCATACAATCTTGACCCCAAACATCCATCTATAAAACTTGGGTCATATATAGGTCTATTGGGACTGACTTGTTGAAAGAGTGTTGTTGCAGAATAAGAATCTGTTATGGAACTAATCGATGCTCCAACCAAATTTACTTTTGATTGATTGGAATAATCACTCCACCATGTTAAACCTGATATACTAATTGGGGTCATTATCTATTTTTAATTTTGCTTAACCTTTCTTGTTCCCTGTTTTTGTCAATAAGATACGAAAGGTGATTGAGACAGCTAAGAAGGGATAAAGAAGTAATGTCATCAATCTTCCAAACTTTGTCTTCCGAGAGAGTCGATATTGCTTGATACCATCCCCAATGAGCATTAAAGTTATTCTCAGCTTCAATACCCTCCAAATGAACTTGCTGCGGGAATAAATCTGTATAAGTTCTTGTGATGCCTTTGTTAAATTCAACAAAAAAAAAAGTGAGCTCTCAACATATTTGATTGGGAAATCTTTCATGTTTTCGATTCTCTTTTTGATATCTGACTTACCATATTCTACTCCTTCCTCAGTATATAGATATGCTGCCAGTTCATTCAAGTTTGTTATTCTATATGATTCATCTTTTCTAAGGAACGAATCAATATCAACATACTGACCAAATGAAATGTTATTCATATCCACCAACTTATATTTCTCACCTCTATATTCTACAACAGGAAATAATTCTTTTGATTCTTGGTTGAAGATTTTATATATCTCTGCCCCGATTTGTGTTATGGTAGATGCATCTGATTCAAGGATTTGTTCCTTGCTTAAACCTGTTATGGTTTCAATCATCTTTACATAGATATCTTCTTCATCAAGGATATCTTTTAGTCTCATCACTTCAGCCCAACTTGATACTGTTGGTTCTTTAATTTCATAGGTCTTTCCCTTGTGAGTAATTTTTCCTCTTATCATAACTATTAATAAATATCTTTTTTAATAAACATAAACTCCCGTATTTCTATGAACTTTCATTTCCAAAACATATCTGATACCATCAATCAAGTGGTTATCAGAATCTACTGGTTCATCTAAGTTGTTTCCGTTCTTATCTGTCTTCCAAATATAAGATTGCAACTCCTCCTGTAAATTCTTTGAGAATCCATGAACGAAGAAATTGCTTCTCTTAATCATATCGATGCCGTGGAGTATCGAATTCTTTTTTACCGGTTTGCAATTTATCCCCGACCTTCTTAACTCTTCAATTGATTGTGGTGATGCTGAGTCAGCAATGAAATCATCAGACAGATTTATCCCCAAGTCTTTTATCTTGTAAATAAAGTCTGTAATGGTCACATTTTTTAAGTAGAGCATTTCCTCACAAAATATATTATCGTTGAATTTTGATACCTTTACGAGTGTTGAGGGGTCATTGAAACCGAAGTCAATCCCATACCCCAATAACTTTGCTCCTTGTGGTAGGTCCACATAGATTTGTTGGTGAGTAAATACCATCTTGGTTGGAACACCTTTAAGTCCCAAACCAAATATTCTCCATAGGTTGGGGTCTCTCTCTTTTAACTTTTCGATTTCATCCACTTGCACTTGAGGTAGAAATGGATTATCCTTATACGTAACCAAATTGTATTGAACATCGTCTTGACCTTCCAAATCGTATATCCACGATTTCCATAATGATGGGTTGAGGTCGATAACAACGAGACCACTTGTTCTAAGAATGAGTTGAATATATTCGTCATAGGATACTTCCGTTCCTTCGTTGATGAATAGGTAGTCACGCTTTCTACCTCTAAGTTTTGTCTCATCATCAACTGAGAACCATTCGATGATATTCGTTCCAAGTTCAAAGTATCCATCAACTGAATGCCATTTCTCTTGGTCATATACATCGAACATTAAAAGGATTTCTTTGAGGTCTCTAAGGACCGAACCCTTTAAGGCTGGTAATGTTTTTCTAACAATAGATAATGTCTTGTTATCTTCTTGTAATAACTTATAAACAAAGTAGATTAAGATGTTGTATGTCTTGGATGCTCTTGATGAACCCTGAAATACGTTAACCCTCTTGGTTGAATCCAACAAGTCCTGAAAGACCTTCGTTGTTTTTATTCTCATCTAATTGTTTTTCTGCTTTAATCTTCTCGAAAGTTTCCCATCCAGCTTTTGATGCTCTCTTCCAATCTGATTTTATTTTTTCGTTACGTAATGCAACTCTTTTACGATGAGCTTTTGCTCCCCCTCTCTTGTGACTTTTTGGCATATCTTTTTTTTGATAACATTCGTTTATGGAATTTCATCTTATCTGAATCTTGAATATTGTTATTCCAAACATAGTTAGATATTGTATTCAATTCCCTTTTTAATTCTTCGTAGGTTGTCGGTCTTATTGTGAAGAAGGTATACTCCAACTTTGTAAATGACTTACCAGTGTTAACAAAGGAATCAGGGATATCTTTGTTGAGTAGAAACTCTTCTCTGAATAGGTCCTTGTTTAATACTGAGTTAACGGTCTGAGATATCTTCTTACATATCCCATTGATTGTTCTCATCTTATCTTCTACATCTGTTTGGAATGTTCCTTTGATTTCAAGGAAACATGATTTCAATTTGTTCTTATCTTCTGTTCCACCATAGAAAACTATGTTGGGGTATTCTGCTATTTCTATACTTCTGAAATCTCTATTGACCATCGAATAATTTTGTTTGAACTGGTTTATTCTTTTCGTGTTCTATTCTTGCTGATGCTATATCCATATACTCCTGTTCTTTCTCAATGCCGATGAAATTAAGACCACATCTCACCGCTGCCTTCCCTGTGCTTCCACTTCCCATAAAAGGGTCTAAAATTGTCCCATTTGGTGGTGTAACCAAATTGATTAAGTATCTCATTAAATCTGTTGGTTTAACTGTGGGGTGATTGTTTTTGATTTTACCCCATCTACCAAATGGATTTCCATCTTCACCTTCTAATGCTTTCTCCATATGGTTAGGTCTAAACTCTGCTCCTGCTTTAATCTTTTCCTCAAAATTATCTAACCCTTCGTTTCTATCTTTCTTCGCTGCCTTGGGGCAATAGAAGAAACGACTGGCTCCACCTTTATCATTGAAGAACTTACCCTCAACTTTATTTACAATCTCATTATTTTCTGTTCCAACATATTCTTTTCTGTGACCCCCTTTGTAATTACCTTCTTCTCTTCCTTTATTGTATTGTTTAATTCCACTTTGTTCGTCCAATAGTTGTCCCGCTTCTTCATCAAAGATTATGTTTGCAGGAAATCTACCTTGTTCGTTATATTCTTTTATGTTAGGGTCTTCCCATGTAATACCCAAATCATATACCCAATCCTTTTTCTCTCTAACTCTTGGTCTATCGAAATTGATGTTCTCTTTGTCTTTCATTTCAATCCTTGAACCATCAATATTTATTCCACCTGTTCCGTGTTTCAATACATTCTCCGCAATTGATTTCTCACTTATAGGTTTCCTTGCCATAACGATTGGTTCGTGTGCTGGCTTGAGTGCTGTTCCCCAACCTTCGTAATCATGTTCTATTTCCATCTTACCTATTGCCTTACCGATGTTATGTGACTTGGGGAATCCTGAACCGAATACCCACATCAGTTGGTCTCTAATCTCAAACCCTGCATCTTCAAATGCTGATGCCATTCTGTGATATGTTCTTGGAGCACTAAACGATAAGATGTGTCCACCTGGCTTTAATATTCTTAAACACTCTTCAGCCCATAACTGACACCATTGTTGAAACCATAAACCTTCTTTTCTTCCTTTATAACCTTGACCAGGAAATGGTGAGAAACTTGCTGTAACAGGTGCTGTTCCATTTTCATTTCTGATTTTGCTTCTTTCCAAATCTCTCTCTTGTTGTTGTCTTAACTTTTCAGGATTATCCCACTCCTTATTCATAAACCCAATTCCATATGGTGGGTCTGTTATTACTGCGTCTATTGAGTTATCAGGTATTGTTTTCAGGACTTCTAAACAGTCCCCTAATCTTAAGTCTATATTCATTATTGTCTCTTTGCGTTTTGTTTGTGATAACTTGATTTGGAATTATGTTTGTTGAAACTCTTGGTTGCTTTTCCTCTACCCTTTTTTCCAAAGGATACTTTATTTGAACTGTTAGATGCTTTCGCCATTATCTATCTTTGATTTGATTATTTCTATTTCAATCTTTTTGTTGGAATCAATCTTATCTCCACCTGTTGTGATATCCACTTTCTTTTCTGTGTTCCAATCATCTTTAAATCTATTCCTCATTACCAAAGAATAAAGATTAGAATTTATGTTTTTTGATTCACCATTTTGGAATCCTTTCTTAGGTATTGATGCCCACCAATTGTGTGATAGTTCCCTGAATTCCTCAACGGCTTCCGAAAAATCTGGTTCAGTCTCAATCCAACCGTAGAATACATCCTTCGATATTCCGAGAGCAACTCTAACATCTACGTCAAAATCCCCCCTTCTTCCCATCTCTTGCATCATGAGTCTCCAATTCTTTGGTAAATCATTTAATGTCTTTCTTGGTCTTCCTCTTTCGTTTGTCATTGTATTTCTTGTTGTCTTAGTTTAGTATCCATATCAATTATTCTATCTCTTACTCTTTCATAACACTGATGACAACTTGGTATCACTTGTTCGCTATGATGTTGATTATGGAAATTATATAACCAACTTCTTTCTGTTGGAGACTGGTCCACACCATTTACATAGTTGAGAGCTCTATTGATTTCATCTCTTGTATATTTCACAGGTTCAACTGTTGATGATACTTGTTGAACTTGTATTGGTGCGAATGTTGTTTTAGGAACTGGCTTTGATTTACAGTTACACATGTTATAATATTTTGCTTCTTTCTTTTCGCAACTTATTGCGATATTTGTTTATGTCTCTTGAAACTGAGTTAGCTGGTATTGTAGTCAATTGTGATGTTTTCTTGATGCTACATCCCATCTCTAAATATAGTTCAAACAGTCTGGCATAATACCATTGGTCAGTTGCCTTATCCCTTGAGATAATATCTTTAACCCAATTCAAATCTATTACTGGTTCTTCGTATTGTGAATCCATTACTTCCACATCATGTAACTCTGAGAAATTATATCTTGTATAAGTTCTTGCATACTGTGATGAATTTGAAAAATAGTTATTCCTGACAATCCTTGCAAAGAAGAATAACCACTGCGTTTGTGCTATGGTTTCTATATTCTTATTCTTCATGAACTGTTCTATACATAAGTGTAACAAGTCATCCACATCTGTATTCCTTGATATCTTTTTGCATATGAGTATTAACTCTTCGTAGTTGTCAACTAACCAATCATTCACTCAAATTTTCCTTTAGAAATAAGTCTTGGATAATATGTGTTACCAACCCATAGGTCATGTTCACAATCGATATATCCTAACTTGTTTAGTCTTACCACTTTGTCTCTTACTTGAGGATATGAATAACCCCCTAATAATAAACTGATTTTTGCATTGGTAATGGCTGATTTGTTGCTTGGACTCTTCTTGATGTCTTCGTTGATTACGTTTAGAATCTCCTGGTCCTTAACATTTAATTTCTTCATAGTATATTCTTTTATATAAATATACTACACCCCCTATTCTAAGTCAATAGTGTAGCAACACCCCACTCTTCTTCAAATCTAATCTTTAATCTTTTGAGAATATCTGCTCTCTCGAACTCTTCATGTAATTCTGATTCCTGTAATTGGTCTGTAATAACGCTGAAATAATGACCTAACCTTCTTGGGTCTTCTGTAATTGCTGCTTCTAAATGATGATATAATTCATTTGTTAAATCATTTTTAAACTCTTCTGGATATTTGAAATAATCATAAATATGAATATCAAATTTCATATCCAGTGTTAAGAATAATTTATGTAAGTGCTTATTCATATTGATAAATATCAAATCTTACTTACGAGTTATGCAGTGAGATGCTATCCTGAAGTTCAGGTTAACAACTGCATATACCAGTCTTACTTGACTGAGGATGCAATAAGTTTCAGTGAAAACTTATATTTGGAAACTACTTAAAGATTTATCACTAATCTCTCATACCATGTTTCTCCTTTGTGCTCATGTTGACCTATGTATGAATCCCCTGGTAAGTCATTATGATAAGTGCCAGTGTTAAGTTCCCCCCATCTTATCAAGTCATAAATATATTCAATTGAATTTTTTTGTCAACTCATTATAATTATTGATATGAAAAAAATCTGTAAATCTTGTGGGATTGAAAAGAACCTAACTTCTTATTTCAAAAACTCAAATAGAAAAGATGGTGTCCAACCAGAATGTAAAATCTGTATGTCAAATACGGTTAAGAACTATAGAAAAAAAGCTAAAGAAGAAAGGGAGAAATTTGATACCCTAACTTTAAATTTAATCGGTAGTTCCAAAGGGGACTATTGCCAAATGTATTCTTTTATGTCAAAAATCGGATATAATCCTGAGATGGATATACACCTTCAATTTTGTGAGAAGTGGGGAATTTCGACCTATAAAGAACGAGCAGTGAAACATAAGAATAGATTCACATATGATGATTGTAAGGAATAAAAAAACCCCAACCAATTAAGGTCAGGGTTTGTCATCATCAAGAAACACACATATTAATTTAATATTGCTGAGAGGATACCTATTCCAATAATCCAACCGATGACTGTTGGCCATTTAGATGCCTCTTTAACTTCTTGGACCTTACCATTAGGTGAGGTTAATATTCTTGATAGACCATCGATAATCTTTTGAATGTGTTCATTGGCGTTTTGAACTTCAACCCAATTGTCAAATGCTCCTAACTTTCTACGAACCTCAATATTGATTTCAGTTCTGTTGTTAGCATGTTCTGTAAGGTTGATGTCAACATAGACACCAAGAGATAAGAACTCAGACGCTTCCAATGTAAACTGATTAAACATCGGATTCTCTTTTTCCATTCTGTATTTCTTATACACTTTGGAAATGTTTCTAACTCCATCTTTTACAAGACTGATGGGGAAGTCAATTGTTACCTTCTTGGTAGGATTTGCGATTGCACCTATCATAATAATTTTTGTTCAGATTGTGTCCTGTCCACGAGTTAATTGATGATTAAAAGACAAAGATAAGGAAAATTAGTTACCACCGTGTGCATAACACTTAGAATTCCAACTGAGTGTCATATTCTTACAACGAGAACCTGATTGAGTAAGACTAACACATTGAACCGATGTGGTTCTCTTTGGTGTTGTCATACCGTTTGTAGATGTCGTTGGAGCAACGATGTCTGACTTAGAACAAGATACCATAGCAATTGAGGTGATTGCGACCATAAGTAGTTTTTTCATGTGTGTTTATTTTTAACGAAGGTAAGGAAATTATTTATATGACAAAATTTTTATTTAAATTTTATATAAGAAAAAATTCCATGATACATACTTTTAATGTATTCATAAAGAACATCTTGTTTTTTTTCTACTTCATTACTGAATTGAGACCATTCTTTGTCGGTCATTTTAACATCAAACATGGATTCAATAACCTTTTTATCACCACCCTCAATTATTTGATATTTTCTATTCTCACGAATGTAATCAATAATTTCCCAAGTTTTCATTTCATCAATATTTTTCATAGTGTTTTATTTTTTAGATTTGATAGTCTTTTCTGTGAAGGTATCGTATAACTCAACCTCCAATGATTTACAAAGTCCTGCAAGAGCGAAGTAAGTTTTATTATCCAACTTAGAATCACATAGTTCTAATGAGTTAGATTCAGTGTCTAATGTAACTTCAGTTCCATTCTTACAATACCATACGATTAGAGAATCCTGTGTAGTGCCAACCTCTTCGTTAATCCATACAGAGATTTGTGATACTGCCCAAATAATGTTTTGATGTGTCATTGTTTCTTAATTTTAAACGAAGTTATGGAATTATTTCCTTCTAACAAAATATTTTGCAAATATTTTTTGAAACTCTAACGGCATGAATGCTACCTGAGACATAAGATTAAAACCAGTTGTATTGGTTTCCTTAGAATAATTTATCAGATATTGCAATTCAGGGACTCTAACCTTATTCAAACTGTTAGTCAACTCATACATCGTTTGGAATGACTTAGCCCATTCAACCATCGATTGATACTCATTCGGACTTTGAATCCTTGATAGTTCTCTTACTCTCACGAAATCAAGAACAATTTCATTGATAGATTCCTCTGAATTTTTTTGTAGTTTATACTTTCTGATTAAATCAGATTCTGTCTCGGTTACGAAGACTTTAGCAAATGTAGTTTGTGTGTTCATATTGTGTTTTTTATAATTTTTACAAAGATACTGATTCTTTATTTAATTCTTGAATTTTTTTATACAAAGTTTCTGCTCCAAGTTTAACTCCTTCCCAATGTAATCTGTCATATTCAGATTCTTCATATGAGATTTTTTTATCACATCTGAGATTAAAACTTTCTTCTAAAGCATCATCGGCTTTCATTTGGATGGTCAAATACAAGTTGTAGATTTCTAATAGTTTCATAATTGTGTTTTTTAATTTTTACAAAGATACTGATTATTCTGATTCCACCAAATCTATTTCAAAATCATTTACATAAAGACCTTGTTCTTGAACATCATTAAATCCACCCTGTTCGATAACTTTCTTAATCATGTATTGAATCTCTGACCAATTCTCTTGAACACTTTCTTCAGTATAACCCCACATAGATGCAATCTGTTTGTAGTCATACCAGTTTGGAATGATAAAATCTTCACGTTGATACAGATGTAACATAACTTCTGCTGGTCCGAATTTATCAATCATCTCGTTGATGAGAGAATGGTTTTCAAAATAATTGTCGATGTTGACTTTTGTTAATGGTAATGCGTTTGACATATAGTGTGTTGTTTAGACAACAAAGATATGCAGATATAATTTACTGGCAAAAAAAAAGTTATCCACATAAAAAAACCCCATCATAGAAATGACAGGGTTTACACATGAACCTTACAATGCTCAATACCTTGATATTGCAAAGACTCTTTGACCAATTAGTATCTCGGTCATAATCTTTTCACCATTGAATCTACTCATCTCCATAACTTGTGTTGTAGGGTTCGAATAAAGGTCAATACAGACACTTAATGGGACTTCCATATTGTCGTTCCGAGAGAATAGAAAACTATCAAAATCAACCTTATTTTCGACCATAGCACCATACATCTCAGGTTCTACTATTGAGTAAGACATATTACCCCTTTGGTATTCAAATGAGAATACAATTTTATATAACTTGTTTTCCATTTTGTTTTTCTTTTTCTACTTGAATATATTTCTCCATCTTTTCAAATCTTTCTAATACAGCTTTAGTTGGACCGTTGAGAGCAAAGTCTACCATAACATCTGTAGCTAAGGCAATGGTTAATAGTGATGGACATATCCCACAATCTGTGAAATACTTAGCCACAAGATGTGACTGATTCTGAAATACGATTTGTTGTTCTTTAGTTCTTGACATAGTTTTTAATTTTTATAAAGGTAATAATTTATTTTGTGTCAGACAAAAGTTCTTCATAGGCTAACTTCTCTGCTTCTTTCTGAGCCAACCATTGCTCATAGTTTAAGTCCATATCCTCAGGATATACCACCATTTCTTCTTCGAAAATAAAATCTAATAGTTGTTTAATTTGTCCCATATTCTTTGTTTTTATTAGTTAAAATATAACCTATACCAAGCATAGTATCAAGTTTTTAACAAAAAAAAACCCATTATTTCTAATGGGAATTGATATATGGTGAGTGAGAATGTATTAAAAAAGGGGGAAGGGAAACAATAGTAAAGATGGGAGTCATATCTGCAAAGAATAATAACCTTCCCCCACTATTAAATATATAATAGTATCTCGGTAATTCAATAGTTTATTAAGGAACTGGGGTTGGGGTAGGAGTTCTTGTCGCTGTAATAGTCGGAGTCACTGTGATTGTTGGTGTTATGCTTGGTGTTGGTGTATTAGTTGGTGTTGAACTAATTGTAGGGGTTGGACTTGGTTCAATAATATTATAAATATTGAAAATTAAATCTTGATTTGTTACTATAGGACCAGGTATTTGTGCGAACCCACTACCAAAATCTCCACCAAATACTTTTGAACCATTTACAAAATAATCTATGTGTGCACCACCTTCAATCAAGAACATAAATATAGTTCCTGTTTGAGAACCAAAACCATCATTAATTGTTGTATATGTTCCTGTTATATCGGTGTTTCCCGGACGGAGTGGAAATGTTCCACCCGTTATTGTAAAAGTATTTGATTGGTCTGGTGCTGATGATATGTTTGTTATTGTTGTTTCAGCCCCACCCTTCATACTTATTGTAAATAAATTTGCCATTTTTTTTATTTTTTATTTTAATTTTATTCTGATAATTGTTCTAATTTTTTTTCTGCCCATGTTAAAGCAGATTCTCCACCCCAACTGTCATACATAAGTTTACCACAACCATCTCCATATTCTTTTGATGTTTCCAAATCAACCTTATGTCTTGATAGATAAGAATACATACGCTTCAAAGTATCTACTGAAATGTTTTCTCCTTTTGCTAATTGAGATGCTCTTTGTTTTCCTACATCAGTTCCACAAGAACCCCAACCATTTTCATCAGCATATTTTACAGCTCTTGCAGCTGCGTTCTTAACTGATTCAGGATAATCGTTGATTGATTCAGCAAAGTCATCTTCTGTCATATCAACAGGAACACAGTTTGGAACTTCTCTACCGTCAACAATCTTTGTTCCGATAGCTTCATATCCTTCCCAACATGCATCCTCCAATCCTTCCATAGCAACAGGTTCAACCAATAAATTATCCTCAGATAAAACGATTGGACCAGGTTGTGCTACAACTCTACTTGCACAATGTGCATATGCTTCTTTGTAATCAAACCCTCTGGCTTTCTGTTTTGTGATACAATCACCAAGTGCTGTATCTGCAGGGACTTCAGACATTTCTATCTTAGCCCAATATTTGTAATACTCATTGAACGAGGTCATACAAAATCCAAGTCTTTCTTTTAATGAACCGAACTGTGCTTTAACTTTTGAGTTAGCTGAACATCTTGAAAGATACTTACCTCTTGATTCTGCCTTACGAGGAACAACAACATACAAGTCTTGTTTTTTCATTTCTTGAGATGATAAATCCCACTTTGATTTGCAAACAGCATAACGTTGAGCTGAGTCAGGAAAACTACCTTTCTCCTCACTCATACATCTTGAAATAAATTCTTGTTCTGTTTCTGAACTTCTTGGTTTGATTGGCATATTATAAACTATTTTTCTTGGATTTCAATTTTCTATTTTCATCGTGCAAAACATCTATTTTCTGTTCCAATTCTTGTATCTTGATGTTAAGGCTTTCAATTTCAGTCTTTAAATCACGGATTATTTGAGCGTATAGATTAACAGATAATTCAAGGTTCTTCAACACAACAGAATCAGTCTCAGCATTCGTTCTTCTTTTACCAGCAAAGAATGCTGCAACTCCTGTTAACGCATTGGATAATATTAAAATTAGTTCGGTATTCATATTATAAACCACAACAGTTATAGGTAGGGTCAGAATAAGATTGTAGACCATATGTCTTCATCATATAACCTGGTGAGTTTGTCCATTGACCGTTATTTAAGTGGACACCAGAGAAGTAGTTGACTCCCAGATGAGGAACTAACCCATCTCTTGTTGTATAACCAAAACATAATGGATATAAATTTGAGTTGAATATAATCTCTTGTATCATTCTCTGCTCAAAGAACTGACTTCTGTCATCTGCCCTCTGTTGTAGCCACTGCATTTCTTTGACTGTAACAGTTTGTTCTGAACCAGTAACGATACCGTTGTTTTTAATTCTCATGAAAACGCTTCCCAAAGATTCAGAATAAGCCGCCCATATGAGAAGGGGTTGTGCAAAATAAGTTAAGAAATTAAAATCAGTTTCATTATTCTGAATTGTATTATCAGCAACTTGATTCAATAATGACTTGTAGTAACGAGCTCCTATGATATATTCCAGCTTCGTCTGTTGACAAACTGCAATGAAAGGCAAAAGAACTGAACTCGTAACATTGGGGTCAATGTCTGTGAAATTCTTTAATTTATTTTCAGATATCAGTAAGACATTCTGAGGAACTATACCAGGACTACTCATTTGTATTAGTTATGTTTTCATTTTTATCTACACCAACAACTTCAGTTTTATTAACATCAACTGTCTCGATTGGTTTCTCATCAGGACGTGTAATAATTTCGAATTGTTTAATCTCAATTTCAATCGGCATACGGTCTCTGAGATTTAAAATCTTCTCGAACACTTTTTTTATTTCAGTCTGAATAGGTTTTATAACGAGGTTCTGAAAATGTGACTGTGCTTGCAGATGGTCAGGAGTTCCCAAACCACCAGGAGTAATAATACCTAAGAGTTCAGGTGAACTAATTTGGTGTGATGTAAGGATTGCTTGTTGCACTGCTGAGTTCATTTCAATCCACATTTTATCAGAACCATTTGGCGATATGGTTGTAATTTCTGGTGCTTGTTCTTTCGAATCACTGAATGTTAAAAATAACTTACCTGGATTTTGAGAAGATGAATATTTTGCAACAAGGTTATTGTATATCTGTTCTCTTTCTTCAGGTGCAGGTATACCAGTATTCAATGAAACAAATAATGATGGATTCAAACCATTCACAATATTAGAGTGCCACCAATTATAAACTTCGATTTCTGTGCTAATCGCTGTCGCTCCACCCCAATAGTGAGGCGTTGGATAATAGTTATTCCCACAAGAGTGAGTAACGTAGTAAAAAACCTGAGATGGTTCTTCTTCATTTGTTGGGTCAAATGCTGCAAGTTTTCTTGGAACAAATTTCTTTGGGAATGCCCAATCAGCTGAATAATAATAGTGATGAACCTTGTCGTATATATCACTCTTATCGGCTCTGAGTTTTGAGTAATCCATGTAATACATTTCAAACCCTTGTTCTCTATCTTTCTTCCAAACAATATTTAACGAAAATCCGCCATAGAGTATAAAATCCAAACAACACTTCGACCAAATATCAAAAAGTGTATCACCCAAAGAGTTAACCATAAGACCTCTGTCTTTTTCTACCAAGATTAAATCTTCCCCACGAACGCCATACCACTTTGAAGTAACAGATGCTCTGTGTGTTGGGGAACTGTTATAAAGACGAATTAACTCCTGTGGAGCCAAGTTTGCGATTCCGTAGCTCACCCAAGGCCATCTTGTGTTAATTATTAAATTCTCTTCGATTATGGGAACATTTGCACTTTGAAAATTGAATACCTTTAAGATATCTTCATTTATCGGCTTATCTGGTGTCATTTCGTTCATACTATTAAATATATTAAATTAAGGGTGTAATCAATTAAATCAAGATTGAAGGAGTGGGTGGAACCCAATCTATCAACGGTAATTCAGTTATCCAATCATAGTTTGGATTTTGATTATTGTCTATCTCTTCTGTTGAGATAATCCAATTTGGTGGTTCATTACCATCTTGAACTGGATTGAAATACCAGTCTGCTTGTAATAATTGTCCAACCAATTCGTCTTTCTGTTGTATTGTTAATAATGCTACTTTCATAAATTATATTGTTGAACCAGAGAATAGAACACAGCTGTTTATATTTGCTGGTAATATTAAAATGTCGGCAATTTGTTGTTCTGTCATACAAGGAATAACATAATCTAAGAGCTCAACACCCCAACCAATTTGCCAAGACTCTCCTGTTGCTTCATCATACTCACACATTAAATCAGGATACGCATAAGTTATAGTTCCTGAATCATTTGGATAACCTAAACATGTGTCTACCTGTTGAATAAATTGTTCTGCCTCAGGCTTCTGTAAAAAGATGATATACTTTACCATGTGTTATATTGGTATTTTGTTTTCAAATAATTCTCTACTTGCAGAGCTTCACTTGTGGTTAGGTTTCTATTGTAAGCTAAAAACTCAACAACAACTGTATTGTTCGTTGAAGTTCCACCAGGGTCTCTTCCAATTTGTAGAGAAGTTACATTATTAAATGCTGTTAAAGTTGCTGCAGAAGTCATTAGAGAATCATTAAGAAATACTGAGGCTGCAGTAGTTGTTCCAGTAACCTCTAATAATAATGGTGTATTGTTCGTAGCACCCGATGTATATTGTCTTCCACCGGCATTTACTAAATAATCTCTCTGAGCAATTGTTCCTCCACCATTAGTGTAGAATAATACATTCGCTGATGAAGATGAATATGTTTGGAAACCAATATATGCGAAAGTATCAGCAGCAACTCTTTTACCAACCCAATAGTAAGTATGGGCTGAGAAATTGGTTGAACTGAAACTTGTAGATAACATTACATCTCTTGAACTAAATTCAATACCTGTTCCTGTAAAAGAACCAAGTGTTGTCGTAACTGAAGATGGTTGATTTATTGCTGTTCCTTGTGTTATACTACCCCCCAATAAACCATAGTTGGTCCATGAAGAAGTTGTAAATCCTGATGTTGCATCAAACCAAAACTGTAAATTAGATAATTGACTTGGTGAAAATGCTGCTTGAGTTGGACTTGGAGTTATCGTTGGTGTGATACTCGGAGTTAAACTAATCGTTGGTGTTACTGTAGATGTAACCGTTGGAGTTACAGTATTAGTTGGTGTAATCGTTGGAGTTATTGTTGATGTTATTGTTGGAGTTATTGTATTGGTAGGAGTTATACTTGGAGTGATACTTGGTGTAATACTCGGAGTTAAAGATATTGTTGGTGTTACTGTCGATGTAATCGTTGGTGTTACAGTATTAGTTGGTGTTACTGTCGGTGTTACAGTTGATGTTATTGTTGGCGTTAAAGTATTAGTCGGAGTAATACTTGGTGTAATACTCGGAGTTAAACTTATCGTCGGTGTTACTGTTGGAGTTTGTGTTGGTGTTCTTGTAGGAGTAACGGTTGGTGTTACCGTTTTAGTTGGAGTAATACTTGGTGTAATTGAAGGTGTAATACTTGGTGTTAAAGATATTGTTGGCGTAGTTGTAGGTGTCTGTGTAGGAGTTGGAGTCTGAGTCCTTGTCGCTGTCACAGATGGTGTTGGAGTAATTGTAGATGTCGGTGTAACGGTATTTGTAGGGGTCTGTGTTGGGGTATCAGTTATGGTTGGAGTAACGGTAGGAGTTGGAGTATTGCTCGACGTAATGGTAGGTGTAATCGTTGTTGTTGGAGTTATTGTAGGAGTAATTGTCGGAGTGATACTTGGAGTTGGTGTTGGATTTAACTCATTTGGAGCAAAGATATAGTTTGAGTTATCTTCATTGTCAGAAATATACTCAACATAATAATCGTTTGTTGTATCCGCAGATGTTGCAATAAGAAGAGCTGTTCCATATTCAACCGTATTATAAGCCAGTGCTGGATTTAGATTGGTTGGAATTTGTGCAACCTGTTCTAAAATTTTATACGTATACTGACCTTCGTATGGAAAAGGGATTTCACCTAAGTCTGTTCTTGGTCCTTCAACAAAATCAAACTCATCATATCTAACCTTATGCGTTGATAAGTTAGGTAATACAAAGTTTACCTGTTGCTTTGAGAAGATGTGAGTAAAGGAGAATAACCATTGAGGATTTGTTAGTTCAGCATTCTGTGATACTGTAACTACCATCTTATTCAATTGTCTTGTCTTAAGTAATATCATGGCATTAAAATAAACATAAGGAGGTCGAAGACCCCCCTATGTTTAAATATAGAATTTTTATAACGCTTCTACAGTAATACCTGTAGTTACACTGTAAATTGTTCCGTTAAGTGAATTGATAGGGAACTGCTCAAGAGATTGGAAAGTCATATTGAGCCCGTTAGCGTCGCCCAGCGATTTTCCACTAACCTGACTACCAGCACTTATGAAACTTCCGTAGTTAAGACCCATGAACCAATAAAGACCATTGTTATCAGAAAAAACAATTGCAAGTTTTTGGTTTTGAGCCAACACTTTAAGAATATTTCTTTTCTCTTGTGTCATCTTAGCAAAGTATGTTACAAGTTCGTCTTGGTAGAATACTGTTCCCGCTTCTAATGAAGCATTTACAGTCTCAGTAAACTGAGATGAAGTTCTAATCAATTCGAAAGCGTAAAATGTGCCAGTTCCTGAGATTTGTGTGATGGTATCACCAGTAGATTGAGTTACGGATGCGATGTTACTGAAATCAGTAATCCATGCATTTGCAATACCACCCGCATTATCACGACATCCTAAAGGTATACCAGCTGTTAAATTACAAGCCATTTTATATTAGATTTAATTTTTGTTTATGTTTGTAGAAGAGGTGGGGGTTTCCCCCCGCCACCTCAAATATTATAATCCGTTAGTCACGAAAAACTCAGGGAAAGCAATTGCTGAACCTAATTTCCATGCTGACATGATTCTTACCTCTTGGAAGTCTTGTGACCACCATGCTCTAAATGAATCTTCATCAGATGCTAAGTCAGTTCCAACAAGCATATACTGCATTGGTCCGATAACGATTAAGTTAGAACCATTCAATCCTGGAACACCTACAACTTTGTAGTTAGTTTGAGGATGGAATACTTCATACACTTGACCCAAAGTTGGTTCAGTGAAATGGAAGTTATTCACGTTTCTTAACGCTACACAGTAACATTTGAATTGAGACTGAGACATGTAGATAATGATATCATCTCTGTCATAAACGTTTCTATCTAAAGAAGCGATTAAGTTATCGATTTGAGCTAATGTGTTGTAAGCCTTCTCAACTGTAGAAGAACCTGTTACAGAACATAAAGCAGTTTGACCAGTTAATTGAACTACACCAGCAGTGTTGTTAAATAATTGGATGAAACCAGAAAAAGTAGATGAACCTGAAGAAGCATTCCAAAGAGTGTCTTCGTTAAATCTCTTAATTTGTTTAGTTTGTAAGTCTATGATAGCTTGTTCAAATGGAGCGTTCTCATTGTAAGAACCAGCATTTAAATATTGACCTAACCATAGCGTGTTTAATTGTTGTAAGCAAAGACTAATATTCGTCTTAAAGCTCTGAACTGTCACAGGAGCAACAGTAAATGTGGTTTGACCGCTACTTGTCCATCCACAAGCTGTTCCAGTTTGAACTTGTAAAGTTTCAGAAAGTAAGTTTACGTTTTGTGTTCCTTTAATTCCAGGAATGATATTAACGTAACGCATTGTTACTGGAGTAAGCACCGCCTCTGATACGATGTCAGCAGAAAGTTGGTCTACATAAGCACCCAAACCGCCTAAATCATATGCATCTGCGAAATTCATTTTGCTTAAATTTCCTTTTTTCATTTTTGATTTTTTTTAGTTTTGAATCATTTTCTCTCTTAATCTCTTGAAGCTTTCGAACTTAGAGTTTGTAAGAGGTGATTCTTCATTTATTGTTTTTTGAGTATACACTCTTGAACCCGCAGGTTCTTTTGAAAACTTTTGGAATTTACCCTCAAGTGTTTCTTGTTTAGATACTACCGCATCTAATTTTGTTTCAAATCTCTTTATTGCTTCAGCGAATAGGTTTGCAATCACTTCCATGTCAGAAGACATTTCTTCAACATTTTCACGTTGAGTGATTTTACCATCCTTAGTAATAACTCTGATTTTAACATCGTTTCCTTCGCTGTCCTTAAGAACAACTTGATGTTCACCATCTGGTGCAGGTGTCTTCTCACCATCTTTTACAACATAGACTTCTTCGCCTACATCATAAGTTTTTGATTCGAGAACAGCCCCATCTGTTGTTTTAGCTTCAACAAAGCCAGTCTTTCTTTTCGCATCATCTGCTTTAGATTGAACTCCTACGATTGCTCCACCCACGATTTGTAACATTTGTCCACCAACAGTCTCATATTGACCGTCAGCAATAGCCGATAAAGTTCCATCGTATCCAACTTTTGCAAGTCTTCTACCTACGATTTCACCTTCACCTTCCATTCTTAAAACTGTTCCATCCACGAGTTTAACATCACCGAATTCCATTTCTACTTCAGACATGATTTCGTCAGAGATTGCTGCTTTCTCATCTTCGTCTTCTTTGATTTCATCTTCAGTTTCTTCCATTTCTCCCATCTTGATTTTACTGATAATTCCATCATCGTCTACTTCGATTTGCGAGCCATCGTCCAACATATGAACACCTGGAGGTGCAGGTATCATACCTTCTTCTGTTGAGATATAAACTTTCTTGCCTACTTCTAAATCTCCGTCAATCTTAATTGGCATTCCCTGGTCGGTCTTTGCTTCAAAAAATGATTCAGATTTAAAACCCAATACTTGCTTAATAACTTCAATTGCTTGTTTGCTTGTCATCTTTAATAGATTTAAGTATTCTATTTATTTGGTTTATTTGTTTATCTTCTTTTGAGAAGAAAGATTTCTCTGCGAATAAACCTTCGACAGAAAAACCTGTTAGAGTATTTGTCTTAACCAATTCCCAAATCTTCGGGTCATCAATCTTCATCTGAACAAACCATGTTCCTGCTGGTAATTCAAAACCATACATATTTGATTTGTCTTTGATGGGGTCTTCTGATACCCAAGATTCTGTAATATAAACTTTATCTGCTCCCAATTTAATACCGTTATGTTCTATTGATGTTTCATCTGTCCTCTTTTGTTTCAAGAACTTATCAGCCATCTTCTTAATAGATTCCTTCGAGAAGAATACATAATACATGTTCCCCAACTCATCATAACGATAAATCATTTTATGTGGCACCATTGCAGCACCAACAACTACCTTCTTTTCTTCATCAACAACTCCAAAAGTCATTAACTGTTTTGTTTCACACATATCTATTTCTTTGTTGTTTTTTTTGAGAAGTCATTATAACCTGGTGCGAATATAGAACCATCTCTTGCTTCACCTGGCTTCCATGTATTAGGACCAGGATTTAATTTTGTGGCATCATTACGAGTATCCAAACCAACATACACACTTTCATCTACAACACCTTTGGTTGAACTACCTGAGTTTCTGATTTTACCATCCTGTTTTGAATATAATAATCTAACCCACGCATGTCTACAGTTATACGAACCACGTAAAGCAAAAATTGAATATCTACCAAATTCAGGATTTGATAGTTGTTCGATATCTTCAATTCTGTATACTCTGTTTTTTGCTAACATCTCAGAACAAAATCTTCTTGTCTTCTCATCTCTTGGTCCGATATACTTGTATCTAACTAAGATGTTGCCATGGTCTAATACTGATTCTTCATTCGGAGATGAGAATGCTTCCATCTTAGACATCATTGTAGGGGTTATTTTTTCGACTTTAATTACGTCGTAACCCTCTTTTATCAAATGAGAATAAGGCTCTCCCAATTCGTCTAATTTTGGGTTATGAACACAGAAGTCTTCATCAGCTATTTTATACATACTGATTGGTTCAACTTCTTCATTAAATGCCATCCATGATTCTTCATGTGCAGGTTTTGATACTAATGAGATGGCTTCAATTCCGCTCTCATCGAACTCATCACTGATAAATAATTCTACAATTCTTGTTGGTCTCATTGTCTATAAATATTAAAAAAATCAAATTATTCCACTTCTTATATTAAAGAACGTGATTTAATTACTCTGTCAAATTGTTGTTGGTTGGTAATATCCGCAGATGTTACATAAGTTCTAATTGGTTGATTCGCAATGCCTTCCTGTATAGCCTCTGCAATTCTCGTTGAGTTGTCCATAGTTGGTGCATTTGCTTGTTGAACTGCAAGTCCTCCCGCTGCGAATGCCGGTGTGTTGATACCATACTCATTAATTGCCGCAAGTAAAGGTTGGAATAATCTTGTTGAACGAGCATTAACAACAAATTCCCCATTAGATAAAAATGCTGGTATTGAATCAGATGTTGGACCACCTGGTCCTGTAATCATACCACCCTGTGCTTTCTTTTGTGCATTTACATTTATTGTCCCCTTTGGAAGAGTTGTTGTCGCAACATTTTCTGCTTCAGGAATTTGAACCGCTACAATTTTCTTAACCGTTGCGATACCTGAGGCAACTGCTGCAGCCGCTGCGATAGCACCAAGTGCAGGACCGATAACAGGAATTCCTGATAATGCTTTGTATGCTGCAACTGCTGATTGGTATGTATCCACTGTTGCCTTTGCAATACCAAATGCCTTACCCGCCTTTGTATCTTCTCCAACAATCTTGGATAGGTTACCTAACGCATCACCAATCAAACCAGCCTTCTCTAATTGAGACTCACTTTCAAGTTGATTTAATTTTATTCTTGCATCCCCTAATTCAGCATTCCTTTGGTTGTATTGTTCTTGGGTAATTGTCCCCGCTTTTAACGAAGCATCGAGGTCTGCTTGATATTGAGCTTGAGCTGCTCTTTGTTCATCATAAAACTCTTTTGTAAAACGAGCAAAGAGACCATATTTGTTCTCACTCATTCTGATTTCAGCCTGATAACCTGAATCTAAATCTTGTAGTAACTGGTCTCTATAACCTTTAATTAAATTAAATTGTTCGAGTTCATTAAGTTCTGTATTACTTCTAATCTCACCTTCTAATCTCTTAACAATTGCAAACTTCTGTTCTAATGTTAATGTCTCATCCTGTAATTCTAATTCAAGAGCATCAATTCTATTCTTCCTTCTATCCTGTTCGTCTTTATCTAATTCTTCCTTTAAAAGATTTGCATATTTGAGTCTGATTGCAAGTCTTCTTGCCTCAGCATTTTCAACACCATCAAGTTCTTCTAACTCGATATTCATCCTCTTATCAAGGAATTCTCTGAGTTGTGCTTCTCTTGTATCTAATCCATCTTGACCTCTTTGTTTTTCTAATTCAATTAAAGCATCTAATTCTGCTGCTCTGTCATCTTTTTCTTCCTTACCATATTTGTCTCTGATGTCAGCAAGTTCTTTGAGTCTTGCATTTTCTAACTCAGTTGTATCTTGTTTGTATTTTACAGCAAGAGATTGAAGTGCACTATATTTTTCATTGACAGCATATTCTTCTTTTTCTCTTGCTGATAGTTGAGACAAGAAAGCCTCTTTTAAACCTTTATCAAGTTCATCTTGTTCTTGTTCTCTAATTTGTTTGTTTTTATTTGCAATCTCTTTTGCATCAGAAATTGCTTTGTCACCTCTCTTTCTTCTTTCGTCTGCTTTTCTTTTCTCATCATCAGCTTCGAACTGTCTTTGTTCTGCTAATAAATCACCTAACTTTTTACCATTCTCTATCTGTAAAGCATCTAATTCTGCAGATTTCTTAACTCTTTCCTCATCACTTATTTTTACATTCTTTTGTAAATCTAAAGCCTGTTGTGTAATTTGTTGACTTGCTTTTTTATTCGCATCAACTCTTTTCTGAAGACCCTTCCTCTCAATTTCAACAATTTGGTCTGTTGTTGCACCAATTGTCTCAGCTCTTGTTTTTAGTAATTTTGTTTCATCACCAATTGCTTGTTGAGTAGCATCAATACTTCTCTTCAACATATCAAATGACTCAGCAAGTTTTTGGTTAGCATTATCTGCTGCAAAAAGTGAACCAACAAGTGTAGAAATTCTTTCTATTAAAAATCCAACTAAAGCAATTACTGCACCAATACCAAGTGCCGCAAGGGCTGCTCTAAACAAACCTGCTGCGATTGTTCCTGCTCTTTGTGCGTTTGTTAATGCTTTGGTTGCAGTGGTATTCGAATCAACACCGGCTTTTGATTTTTCTAAACCTTCAGCTACACGAGCGTTTGCAGACTCCAAACCAACTTGTTGTTTTACATTATCAGCAAACTCACTTGTTTGTTCTTGAGTTGCCTTTGTTAACTCCTGACCAGACTTTGTTGCAGCATCCTGTGATGCTTTAATCCCACCTAAGTTGAATACAATTTCCTTAATGTCATTACCAAATCCTTTGAATTGATTCTGAATGTCTTTAAGACTGAATCCTGAGAATGTTTTCAATAATGATACTGCACCATCAATCTTGGATGCAATGTCACCTATTGGTCCTGGAATGAGTTGTAGCGTTCCGAATAATTCACGAGATTTAACGTTAACTCTTTCAAAATTATCTTTTGTTTCATTGAGTTTATTTGTTAATATCTCAAACTCTTTTGTTCCCTCCTGTGTCTTCTGTATTTCCTTTTTGAGTATACGAATCTGTTCGACAAGAGTTAGGGTCTTATCGGTCGCAAACTGGACGTCTTTTGCGTCCAAGTCAAATATGAGTTCAATCTTTTTGGTTGCCATCTATAACTAAATTTAGGAAGCCGACTATCTTCAAATTATCAACGAGTGTTGCTAACTCAGGAGATAGTTCTTCCATGTATTGATTTATTCTTTTTGGTTCTATGAACCCTGGCTCGATTTGTTCGCCTTCATTAGAAAATATATATAATTCCATAAGTAAATTTTTTTAACACATTTGTTTAAGGTCAATAACCACAACATTTGGTCAATGGATTTGACCATATTGTTCCTGTTACGAAAGGAACTGTTGGATTTAGAGTCGCAGTGCTATCAACGTAGAATCCATTCTTACCAGGGAATGAACTCGAACAATATGGGTAACCAACAGTCAATGGAGTAAGACTATTGACAGTTTGTTGTTCAGAAGTAAATTCGGTGCAACTTTTAGGGAAAGCTTGATAATTTGTTGGAGTTACTACATAGGTATAATATACAAATGTAGGAGTTACACTTGGAGTTGGAGTTGGAGTTACAGGTGTTCTTGTTATAGTTGGAGTTGGTGTTGCACTTAACCCTGGTGTTGGTGAAATTGATGGAATACATCTGCCCAAAGCACACTCATAATTCGAAACACAAATTGTTAAAATTGATATTTCTTGTGGTGTTAAACCAGAACCAATTGTTACTAATCCAATTCTTTTCGATGAATAAAACTCAGGTGTTCCATTATTATTATTTGCTGCTATGAACAATTCAAACGGAACTGTTCCATTCGTTGTCGTTGTGGCAGATTGTTCTAACACACCATCTTTATAAAGATACGATGATGTATTATTAACTCTACTCGAAACAAAGTATCCTGTTGTTGCAGTATTTGTTATCCCTTGTGTAGCATTACCAATTGAATTGATATTATATTCACGATAATCTATCCCCCCAATTAAATTGTCTAAAGCTAATCTCCAATAAGTTCCAATACCGCCAGTTCCCCTCTGTGCTCCTAATTCAATTTGTCCACCTCTACTATTTGTTTGTGAGTAGTATGATACGTGTGCGGATGTTGTTGGTAGTGTTGTTCCTGAGAGATATGTTCTGGCGTAACCATTAGCACCATTCGGTGTTGCACCAAGTGAGTTATGTGTCCACCCACCATTGAACGTAAGTCTATACGCCCCGTTTGTATCGATTGGATTTAAAGCATTGAATTTATTAGATGATGCGGTTCCACCTATGAAAGGATAGATTGCTGTCATCTTACTTAAAATTCCACTTGTTTCTAAACAACAGAAAAATTCCCTTGTTGCTGCAGATATTGATGGTGTTATTCCTGTTCCTCCTGCACTAACAACAGCTGACAAATAGTTGTTGGCAATTACACTCGAGTTAATACAAGGTGTTGGTGTTGGAGTTCTTGTTGGAGTTTGAGTAGGAGTTAATGTAAGTGTTGCAGTTTGAGTATTAGTCGGTGTTGATGTTATTGTTGGTGTTGGTGTTGGATTCCTTGTTGGTGTTACAGAAGGAGTTTGGGTTGGAGTATCAGTTATTGTTGGAGTCGGAGTTTGGGTCGGAGTCCTTGTAAGCGTTGGTGTTTGTGTTGCAGTTTGAGTATTAGTCGGTGTTAATGTTATTGTTGGTGTTGGTGTCTGAGTATTTGTTGGAGTTAAACTTATTGTAGGAGTTATTGTTGATGTAACAGTTGGAGTTTGTGTAGGAGTATCAGTTATTGTCGGAGTAGGAGTTTGAGTTGGAGTCCTTGTTGGAGTTGGGGTGTTTGTTGGTGTTGGAGTTAAGAAACATTGTGTTGTTGGTGGTGTATAAACATACCAGTCAGGATAAGTTGTTGAAACACAACCAGTATCTGTATATCTAAAATCAATCTTTGGATAAATGAACTCTGTGAAATATTGATTTGGTTTAATTGATACCGTTGCAAAATCAGTTCCATTTGTTAATGTGAAACTAAGTTGTGGATGGTCATTTGTGAATTGACTGCCAGTATATGCTGAGAAAGTCCAAACACCATAAGTATCAAAATAATCAAGTCCATCATTTGGACATTGAAATATCGCATTGTGATAACTGAATCCTGATATGTAACAGAAGTCAATTGGTGTTGGAGTAGGTGTGGGTGTAACACCTGTGCAATCTCCACTTATAACCAAACCATTTAAGTTAATTAATGGTTTCGAGTTGTCCATACAAACCTCTTGTCCCAATGTGAGAGTATAATAGGCAACACTTCCTGTGCAGGTTGTTCCTGATATAAATTTTGAACCTCCTATTGGGTCATTATGAACGTAGTTTGTGCAACTCATTTATTATAAATATTTTTTAACAAGGTGATGTCGCACAATCTTCATTAGTTGAACAAGGTGTTCCACATGGGTTTATGTTAATGTTAGGGTCAGCAAGTGGTAAGTCCTCAGAACAGATACTAACACTTGAGAATGCTGCTAAACTATCTGATACAGGAGTTGATGAACCACATTGTGTATATGAATAATCCCCACCTGTTCCTGTTGAGTTAGTCAATGTATAACATAGACATCCTCCGACTGTTGTTGATGGTGTAATAGTAGGAGTTGGTGTTTTTGTAGGTGTTGGTGTAACTGATGTAGATGTTGGTGTTGGAGTTAATGCTTCAGTCTGACTTGGTGTCGGAGTTACAGTATTAGTTGGTGTTGGTGTCGGAGTAACTGGTGTTGCTGTTACAGTTGGGGTAACTGTTGGAGTTACACTTTGTGATGATGTTGGAGTTGGTGTCACACAAGTTGTAGAACATATTCCTTCTTCAACAACAGGACCAGGTCCAAACATTGTTCCTCTTCTAACCCCACCTGATGGAGAACAAGCAATAGTAAATGCGTCACCAGGATTTACGAAAGAATCCTGAGTTATTCCATCACAATCTCTCCATACAACTAAACCATAATCAGTTGCTGGTCCGAATGAATATGAATAACATTCAATACAAGGGGTTGTTGTTGGAGTTGGAGTTGGAGTTACAGCTGTTGATGTAATTGTCGGAGTTGGAGTTGGGGTTCTTGTCGGTGTAGATGTTGGAACAAAATTACAATCTGTGCAACCTGTGAATGAAGCTATCTCAGTCCATGAAACTAATTGAAGGAATGTTGGAGTAACACCTGTCACACAAACATTCTGAGTTGTTCCTGAATTGAATATCTTATAAACAAGACCTGTATTTTCAAGGTTTGCACTTGTTGACCTGAAATTATATTGTGTTGATGTATTACATTCAACACCAATATAGTTAAAGTATCTTATATCCACTGGTTCTTCTTGAACAAGATTCAAATCTGTTCTACCAGTGCAACCACAATCAGGATAAGCGTTGACCAATTCTATGTTGGTATATCCTGAACTTAAATAATAATGTTCGTAAGTATAAGTGTCATCAAATGCACTTATGATAACATTATAACAACCTAAGTAATTTAAGTTGTCATTATATAGTCTAACGTATCTGTCTGCATAAGAATATAGATGATACATTAAGTCTGAATTGGAATGTAATTCAGGACCACCCGCACAAGGTATTAAGTCATAGTATAATACTCTATGACCTTCATATTCTTTCGTAAGTTTAACAAGTTCAATATCACAAACACCAGGTTCAAGAGCATTGAAGTTTGTGATTTGATTGATTCTAAAATAGGTATTGTTGATTAAGATTCTCTCATTCCATCTAAGACCTTGTATGTCTTGTGGATAAAGATAAATCTTGGCTTTGTATATCTTATTTTCTTCACTTATTAAATCATCCACATAAGGCTTATAATAAATGTCATACAAGTCTGGTGCAACAAATGAGTATTCTGATGGTGTAATATTTGTTTTATCTTCCCCTCTGAAATTACAATAGTGTGAGAAGTTATTATAGTTAAATGGATAAGTTGTGAATCGGTTCAAGTTCGTGAATATACTTGCTTGATATTGGTCCATAAACCAACTCTGATATACAGCTGGACTTATTGAACTACCACATTGTGTTCCTGAATTAGTTACTGTGAATGCCGCTAAATCTGCATAAGGAACACCACCAGTTACTGAGGTATTATCAATACAACCAGGAATTACTTTCGACCCTGTTGTTGAATAGAATTGATATGTTGAATTTCCAAAACAATCATTCCATTTTACCCAACCGGTATCAGTTACGTTGATAGTTACACCTGATGTGCAAGTTGGGTCACCAGAAACTACTTGTGGACCACCAACAAATCCCCAATTGTCTGTTGGTAATGTTGGTCCTCTGAATATCAATTTTGGTAATACCTTAAATGGAACGAATGTTTGTTGTGGTTGTCCCGCAACATCAACTGATTTTAACTTTGACATCGATGACACTGTAATTAGTGGCACCCATGAGTTATTAATTGTTATATCAATTGGAGATGAGAACATATAATCAAACTTGGTCTCAGCATCTTTATACTCTTGATTAAGTTTAAATTTATCTGTTCCAAATGTTCTGTTTGTTTGTCCTTTGAAATCTTGGTTGGCGTAGTCTTGGTCTAACTTAAAATCATAAAAGAGTGTTCCATTAATTAACGAGTTAGTAGGATATAAAGATTGAGGTTGATTGTAGTCTATCTTTGTTGTCCAATCTAATACACCTCCCTTACCAACATAATCTATAATCGGTTCAACGATTAGCGTCTTCGGTTTATCAGGATTCGGAACTACTATCAGATTGAAATATTTGTTAATCGATGTTATGAAATCAATTTGTGTATAATCATTCGAAGGGAATTCCTCTGCATAGTTAATGGTAGTTCCTGTTGGTAAGAATCTCGGACTTGAAACCATTTCCGCTGTGAATCCTGATACTGTTGCAAATTGACCTCTCAAGAAAAAACTCACAGTAGATGCACCAGTGAAGTTAAAAGATTGAGTAAACTGAACCGTGTTAACCTCTCCATTGTCACACCACTGAGTTGAATAAAATGGTGTTTGTGCTATTCCATCATCTATTGCTAATTCAACAGTTGGAATATTGAAAGATTGATATATACATGCACCAATTAGATTCATTGTGAATCTGTAAGTATATTCTCCCGCAAATTGTGCTGGAACGGTAAATGTTGTTGCACTCAATGTATATCCAAGAGTATTACAACTCACACCTGAGTTTGGAACTGTATCAACTCTTGTTAAATAACTTGTTAAATCAAAATCTTGTGGACCATATTTGTAACATCCAACGATTGAGTTCTTAGCATAAATTGTTTCATCTAAGAACTTGAGTGGCATGTAGTAATGTTTGAAATAGTCAGTATTGAAAAACTCTGATTCAATTTCATAACCAGCATCTGAACAGATTGCTTCATACAATGATTTAATCTGTATTGTTGGCTTAAAATAATAATCACGCACTGGTGTTCCTGAGAAATCAAAATTACCTGAGGTTGGGAAATAAGTTATTTGGGTTGATGCAGATAATAATGGACTGAATTGTATAAACGGGGATATGTCTTCATTAACTGTATTTCCTGAAACATATTCATATCCAATGTTGTATAACCCCCACATCGTTTGACCATTCTCATAAGAATAGTTTGTTGCTCCTGTTAAAGGAAATAGTGTTGAGTCGTATAAAGACTTTAATACAACCTCTTTCTGATAAGGATGTGTAAGACCAGATAAGTTAGTATCAACCAAGAACTTATCTCCAATGTTTGCCATCAAATCCCCAACCTGATTATAGAAAGTTACTTGATAAATAATCTCACCACCATTTGCAATCGTTACACCATCAAGTCTAATATGTCCTTGAAACAACTCATAACCATCCCATAATAGAGATGCAGGAAACTTATTATTTGGATTGAAGTCTGTGGGGATTGCATTTAAGTCATAGAAGAAATTGAATATCTCATTATTTCTTTTAGAACCTGGTAAAGAAAATCCTTTTGAGAATGCAGAGTTCTTCTTAGTTATATCTTGCAGTTCAGCGAAAGATAGAGATAAAAATACTGGTTCATTCTGATATAAATCAAGATATACATTTCTATTTTCAACCGTTGTTCTTATTTGCAGCATTAGATTGGTAATTCATATTGTCTATAAGGTGTAAGTCTCATCTCCATTGTATATTGGAAAATCCTTTGATACTTTTGCTCGAATACTTTCACCTCTTTATTTTCTATTAGAACTGGTATTAGATATGGGTAAATGAAATCTTGGTTTGATGATGGTAACCAGTTATCTTCTATCATGTAAACATAAGGGGACATTAACAATTCCTCAATAATAACCCCGTCATTTTGTAATACAAATCCTGAATCAACTGTCATCAACTCATCAGCATATCCCCAAAATACTGTCTCAGCACTATCATAAGATTGTCTGTTCCAATATTGTGTGTTGAGAGATTTCTGTGTAGAATAAGTTTTCTTATTCATGTTATAAACCTTCTCTGATTTCTTTGTAAAAGTATATGTGTCCCAAATACCATTTCTGTTCATGAATAAGAACGATACTGGATTATTGAAACATTCTTCTCCAACCATTTTATATTGAACGATTTCAGATACACCATACACATCATAGTCATAACCTAACACATCATTTGTTAGATAGATTGCAACATCTGAATCAGTTCTTACTGTTGGATTTGGTTTGAATATACCATAAGCCATTCTCTGTTGAAGATATGAATATGGTGCTACTGTTTGAAGGTTTGGTCTTGCTGAATACCCAATCGAATTTGATTGTATGGTATCATAATTGTATTGACCATTACCTTGTGTTTTCTGTAGATACATTATTGATTTAACTGCATCTGTATTGTTGTAAAGAGGATTTCCACCATACATAAATCCAACAACGATTGGACATTTGTAGTAGTGTGTTCTCCATCTTGTTTGATAAATGTTTGAACCGAGAATTGTCATCGGTATTGTTTCACTACCATACGTAGACATGAACTGACCAGTGTTTCCTGTGCTCATCTGATAGTCATAAATCTTTGTATTAAGATAGTTGTATTGACCTGTTAAGTTATTACCTGAGTAATAATATTGTTGGGACATTCTCTTATTGTCTTGAACACCAGGCCATATCATAACTCCATAAGGTTGAGTCTCTGCTGAGTATGGGGATATTGTTCCACCTGTATAAGACGTATATGCTGAGAAGTTTGTTGGGATAATTGTTATTGTCGTGCCAGAGGTGTATTGCACCCCGAATAAGAGACGATATTCATTTATCTGATATACGTTCTCAAAACCAGGATAACCTCCGTTAAACCCGTTAGAATACGAAATGGTGGTGGTTCTATCATTTACTACTGTTGCTTGGCTTGTTTGTTGATTAACCGATGTTGTATCTGAGTCAGCAACCCTAACCAAATAAGGATTCATTGTAAATGAACTGAAGTTAACTCCATTGACTTGACCCAAGTTTCTTGGGTTCTTATCAATCAAGTTTGTGATAACTGTTTCTATGTTGAATATACAGTTACCAAATTCGTTTGAAGGAACTAATAATCTTGCAACCTTACCATAATTCTGAGTTGAACCAGAATCATTTTGATAAGGATTTTTATACACATCGACAACCAATCTAAAATCAGTATATGCTGACCAATCATTCACAACCACATTCCAAGTATGGTCTGCGTGTGCTGGTGTCATCGCTAATGGTGATTGTCTTATAAAAAGGTCTAAACTCATCGTATGTTATTTATCGTTTCGATTTCTTTAGTTAAGGTTTGTTCTATGAAGTTGTTTATATCTTCTGCTACCGCTTCGAAAATGTCAGCACCTTCAGCTAATAAATCAGGAGGTAAGTTATTTGGAAAGTCATCGAAGTATTGTTCCAGGTCACTGATACCAGCATCATATATATTTGTTGGTCTCACTCCATATCTAAATATATTTGTTTGGATAGCCCAAGCAAGATTTGTTGTAGACATGAATCTACCCTTCTTGTCTCTACCTTTTAATCCCCTGATTTTTATCCATTCAATTAAAGCTGATAACGGAACTCTTTTGACACCTGCTCTTCTACCAAAATTTACGTTATTAAAATAATCTGCATATTGAATAAGAGCTATTGGTTCTCCATTTGGACCTATCTCAATACTACCACTGAGTGAATTGTATAATTGTCCTGAAGCATACTTATTACCCACTCCTTTTGCTTCAGGATTTCCATAGGGATAATCCTTTGCAAGAAGTCTCTCTTTTATCTTTGCGATAAAGAGATTCATCAGTAATTGTAGTGCTCTCTCAGTTAATTGATACATGTTATTTGATTACATTTAATCCGAAACCTGGCAAACCAGTTCCTGTTGTTGTGCTTTGATTCGTTTGAATATCAGAATTACTATATGATGATTGAACTGGTAGTGTATTGATTATATAAGTTCCTTGTGGTAACATACCAATTCTTGAACCGTTGTTTAGATTTGTGCCAGTTGTATTTAAATAATAACCCAATGTTTCGGGAAAGGATTGGTTTCTCGCAGATATAGAAGGTGCAGTATATCTTACCGTTGGGGTAACACCCCCATTAGATACATAAAATGCGAATACATAAAATCCTCCACCCGTTCCACTGAATGATAGTGTTGAAGGTAACACAGTTGTTTTTACTCCCGTAGAACCAGCACTTGTTAATGTTATACCACTCATGATTAAATCTTTTGGGGCAATACCAATATTAGGAACTAATTGTAATGAATAGAAAAATCCTGTAACAACATCACTTGTTGATGTAAGTGTTCCTAAGTTATAAGTTATAGCACTATAAGATGCAACACCATTATCATAGAATACATTATATTGTAATCTATTCTGAGAGTTTACGGACATTGCAGTTCCGACTCCTCCTTGAAAACCATTACCCATAAAATCAGGTAATAAATTCATGTTGAAATTTAATACATTTGGTGCTGTAAAGAAGTTGGTTGCAATTCTTGCTCCTGTATTATTACCAAGTCCATCTTGGATTGGTTGAAGAGTTGATGTAATACCATTTGTTGAATCTTGTAAATTCAATAATCCATCGTAGGTATTTTGTATTTGTTGTCCCGTTAAATTAGACATATATTTTTATTTTAAGTTTTTATTTATATTGTATTCCACAATCCTGTTTCACTATCCCAATTTGTTGAGTTGGTATTCCATAGTTTACCACCTCCTCCACCACTCGGAGTTACGGTTTGAGTTGGAGTTGGTGTTGGTGATGGACAAGGTCCAATTGCAATTGCAGACCCAGCACCATCATAAGTGAATGTCCCAAACTTACCACATAATTCTGTTGTATCTGAACCTGGTAAGAAAATAGTTCCTGGTGTTCCATCACAGTTTATCCAATAAAAATTAGAACCAAAACCACCTGCACCCAAAGAATATAAAGAACATTCTCCACTTGTCTCTGAAGGTGTTTGTGTTGGTGTTAATGTAGGAGTAATCGATGGGGTATTTGTTACCGTTGGTGTTGGAGTTACACTACTTGTTGGAGTTTGTGTAGGAGTCTCTGTAACTGTTGTTGTAATTGTTGGAGTTTGTGTAGGTGTATCTGTAACCGTTGGTGTAGGTGTCTCTGTTGGTGTTTCTGTAACCGTAGGAGTTACCGTTGGTGTTTGTGTTGGGGTTTCAGTTACGGTTGGAGTTGGAGTCTCAGATGATGTTGGAGTTATTGTTGTTGTAACCGTAGGTGTTATTGTTGGAGTGATTGAAGGTGTTGGTGTGATGAATGATTCAAATGCTGCATCACATCTATCAACAGGAGTCATTACTTCAATCTTTAAAGTTGCAGACCAACCTCCTACATAATCAGCATATTTTTCTAAGAACGGAGAACACACAATTGGATTATTCAAATAATAATCTTTATTAAAATTACCTAATGCATCTGTAACTGATAATCTAAACTGACTTATGATATCATCTAATATTTGGTTTGTATCTGATAACACATCGGTTTGATTTGATAAATCTTCTTCAAGAATATCCATTACAATAACCAAAAATTCATAATTGGTATATTGCATGTTCTGACTAACATTTTGAGGAACAACATATAACAATGGATATACTGGACTATTATCGTTTATATTCTCAGACTTTAATACTGATTCAATATAGTATGCAAGGTCTTGTAATTGTCCAAACCCAAATGAGTTTAATTGTTTGTGATGGTCAGATAACAATAAGAAATCATCATGGAATGTTTTGAAGTTAATCCACTCATGCATGATTGGTGTTCCAGTAAAAGTATTATATGCTGCAGCACAACGATTTAATGGTGTCATTGTTTTAATCTTCAACTCACAGTTCCAACCATTCGTTAGGTCCTGTTTCTTTTCCATAAACGGAATAAGAGTTAAAGTTTCATCTACAAAATACTTATCGTAGAAGTTTCCAAATTCGGCGGTTGTTGAATATCTATATTGACTAATTACATCTTGTAATATTTGTAGTGTGTCAGATAAGGTGTCAACTTGATTATCTAAATCTCTTTCAACAATATCCATCATAAGACAATTGAAATTCCATGTCTTGTAATGTAGTTCATTCACAATCTTTGATGGGACAACATAGAACAATGGATATACTGGACTGTTGTATTCAGGGTTTGTTCCCTTCAATATTTGTTCGGTCCAATAAGATATTTGGTCAACATTACCAAGTCCAAATGAATTGATTTGTTTGTGTTTACTCGCCATGAGGTTGAAGTCATTCGCAAGTGTTCTGAAATTGATTTCTTTTGGTGTCTCAGATGGTGTTGGTTGTGGAACTGGTGATGAAGTATTGGTTGGAGTTATTGACGGAGTATTTGTTATTGTGGGAGTGACAGTTGGAGTCTGTGTATTTGTTGGGGTAACAGTGGGAGTTTGTGTATTGGTAGGTGTTTGAGTGGGTGTATCTGTTATCGTTGGAGTTGGGGTCGGTGTAATATTCGGTGCATCATATCTGTCAATTAGATAATCGAACATTTCAGTTAGTTCTGTTGAATTTAACTTTTTGTTAAACCAAAATTGTTCTGCCATGTTCCCTCTAAAATTGCTAGAAACAACAATACCAGGATTTAATACTGGTGGAACAGATGTGAATGTTGTTGAGTTGGAATTAACTAATGTATCGTTAATCCATAATTCAATCCTATATAATGGTCCATCTTGATAACATCTGAATGCTTGGTTAATCCAAGTATTTGCACTCAGAGTTTGACTCATGTTTAAGAATCCACTTGAGGTATTAGGGTCTGCCCAAACATTGTATTCTATTGTTGACCCTTGTATCTTATTTTGAAACCATCTATATGGGACTGTTGTTCCATTATACAATAAACCATTGATACCACCACCCGCATCAGAAGAACAAATAACATCATCGGATGCTGACCCTGTGAAAATATATCTTGAAAAAACTGTGAAATCAGAAGTTCCTGAATATTGACCATTCAGTGATGACATCAAGGAAACTCCACCATTTGGAGAAAAAATAGTTCCTCCACTAAAGTTCGGTGTTGTTGCAGAATAAATTCCATTTTGGAAACCAACTCTACTTGATGGGTCTGTTTGGAAATATGTTGTTGCATTTAGTCCATCAATTACACTCAATATTTGATTTCCTGATAAATTCAGAAATGCTGGATTACTGTATTGATTCCACCATGTTAAACCTGATATACTAATTGGGGTCATTATCTATTTTTAATTTTG